AGTCATCCCTGCATTATCCGAGTTTGGTTTATTTGTTAAACAAGACGTTGGTTATGACAATGAAATTGATTGGTTATACACAACTGTTTGCCATAAATAAGGAAGATTAATGCATACCTGTTCACTTAATACGATCTTGATAATAATAAACAATTTCATGGTGCTTTATATGTTACTTACAATAAGTAGAAGAATTGATATTCTCAGCAAAATTATTCGTATTCAAAAAGGATAACTAATGGAAGAGCGACAATATCCCTATTATACCCCTGAAGTTAATGAATTGTTTAAGGCACTTGTACAAGCAAAAAGTAAATTCAAAAAAGCAGTACTCGATTCAAAGGGTAATTATGGTAGATATGCTAGTTATGAATCACTTGTAGAAGCAACTGGCAAAGCATTAGAAGATTATGGATTGACTGTTAAACAAGATCCTGGTGAATATAAAGACAAGGATGCCTTATATTCAACATTAACGCATTCATCTGGACAGTATTCAATAAGCTGTATGATATTGCGTACTCCTGGACCTGACATGCAAAAACTAGGTGGTGCTATTACATACGGCCAACGTTATGCCTATGCTGCAATATTAGGTATAGCGGTACAAGAAGATGATGATGGTGAATCAAATGCACAAGCATTCCAAAAACAGGAAAATACGTCTGAACCAATACAATATGATGCTTATAGTCCAAAGCAAGAAAATATGATTAGAGCGAAAGCGAAATTTTCACCGCAGTTTTTAAGACAAACATGCGAAGAGCTTGGGATTATAGCAAATGATGTAGGTGAGTTGCTTCCACAATTAACCAAGCAGACAACAAGACAATTACTTAACCGTATCTGTGAACTAGAAGAGCAAGCAAAGGCAGGTAAATAATGAAAGAAAAAGAACTGTATGAAAAATATGTCAAAGAATCAAACGAAGAAAAGTGACAAAGTTGCTTCAACAAAACAATTTGTCTAGAATGACAGTGCATAATCTCTCCTTTTTGAGGTTAACGCACTATACACACTCATGAGGACGGATTATGCCGTCCTCAATTATAAGAAGGAGTTCTTTTGAATAAGCTAACCGCTCTACTATCATTCGTTATCATTAGCCAAACAATTTATTATATCGATGAGAAAACTGGTATCGTTCTTGAAGAATATCATTTCGAAAACAAGTTTGAAGATAGTGTTGATTTAGTTACCACTACTGGAGCTGAATTCGATGATGAAATTACTTTTGAAGAAATAAAGGATTAGCCATGGCAAAGATGGAAAACTCCATCAGAAAAATAGGCAAAGATATAAATGAACGCTGCGAGAAATATACTGCTCTTTTAAAAGAATTTGATACCTACAGAGGCAGACAATTAACTGAAGAAGATGTTGCCCAAGTAAATATTATCCTGATGGATATCCAAGAACTCTATAACAAAGAAATATTCCCTTTATTCAGCTTCATAAAAGTAAACTATGCAACTGCTGATACAGCCATGATCGCTCATGAACAGTTTATTAACGATATAAATGCCCTACAAACTCCAAAAAGCTAGGAAGCCATGGAACACAATAGCAATGTTCTTACGCGCCATTGTGCCCCAAGTAGATTCGATTCTGAACCACGTGGTACTATCATAGAAGTACTTGGCGATGAGCATCGATCTCTCTATGTTCAAGTAGGTAAAGATTCAACTGAATGGATTCGTGTCGGTGAATGGCTAGAAAAAGCCCTAGAAACCAATATATATAATGAGAACTTTATTGAAAATACTATGCGCAGTTATGATAAGAATAGCGCATTAACCTTCAAGAAAGATTGAAAATCCTTGTATATGCTCTTGCTGGATAACACCAGCAGAAGAATACCCTCCTTTTTACGGGAGGGTATTATATTGATTAACTTATTTTAAATATACTAATCATTGTTCCTTGCTCTAACCATACCGGATTAGAACTTGTAGTAGTAGATGTCTTTACTTCAAATTCTACAATATCGCCAGCATTTAAATATATCATAGAAGTAAGCTCTAAAAAAACACTGTATTCAGTACCTGGTCCAGGATGCCATAATAATGGATAAAGATTAGCACGAATATAGGGACTATAAAAAAATAAAGGACTACCAGCTTTAACTACCGATGCAATAATATTTTTAAAATAATTACTTACATCATATTGAGAACTAAAAGGAAGCATAATATTAAAAAAATAAAAACCAGTAGATGAAGCAGTATAATTCGCTGGTGTACTTGTTGCTGGATCACCAGGGAAAAAACCAGTTGAATCACCATCAATCATATTATATGCAACTTTTGTTCCTAATAAATAATATGAAGAAGGTGCTGTAAGAGCCAATTCCCATCCTCCTGTATATGCTCTAAATGCACCAGTTCCAGTTCCACCAGTAGAAGAAATAGTACAAGAATTATTTCCATTAAAAATATTTATACCAGAACCAGCAGTTAAATTAGCCCAAGCAGGAGCTAAGCCTGTTGCGCCAATAAGAACTTGGCCATCAGTTCCTTTGTTGCTCGTTACCAATCCTGTATTGGTAGTTTGCATTACTCCTTCAGTAAAACCATCAATAGCAAGAGAACCACCAACTGGAATAAGAACATTATCATCAAGCGATATAATAACATTCTGACCCGCATTAGGTATCGATTCAGTATGAATATTGTCGCCACCATTGATGTTAATCTGCTGCCCAACAGAGGTTGATGAGTTACCATCATTTGTGTTGAATGTTATTTCAGTCGATGTGCCACCACTGCCAATACGAAAACCAGAGATTCTCGTCCATTTATCAATAGCATTACCAACAACATTCCCATTAGGAGCTGATGCTGCTGGATACGTAGAAGTAATCTGGAAAGTAACAATTTGACCAGCAGTTAAGGCAACAATAGCAGCATGACTTGTCGTAATAATAGTTGTTGGTCCTGTACCATATGGCCTTGTTTCATTCTTATTTGTAGCAACACCGCCTACAATAATATTAAGTATTATTGGATAGAGGAAAGATCCTGGTGCATTTGTTTCAACAGCAGCATCAATCTGGAAATAGTATTTTGCTGTCGTTGGTGCTGTATAGGTACAGGAAGCACCTACACCATTACCAGGATAAAAAGCACTTAAATCATCAAAATCTTCTACCAACGCATCTTGAGTACCAAATACATAGGTATCAATTGGATTACCATAAAAACAAGCAGTTACGGTATTCGGTTGATAAGCACTAAAGGCACCACTTCCTGAAGTAATACCAACTGCTTTAAGATCTATTTCATAATCATGACTTGTATCAATAACAATAGATCCATCAGATGAAGTAAAAGTTCCCCAATCAGGTACACCAGACCCTGTCATCATCACTTCACCAGGAGTACCAGAATCAGTAGATGATAAAAGGCCTGCACCAGAAGACATAACAACACCAGCGCCAATTGCAGATATTGTTAAAGTATTATCTACAACAACATCAGCTGTAAGATCTAAGGTTATTGTATTAGTAAGAACTCTATCAGTAACAATATTCTTAACGCCTGTTATTGGCCTTGTTAATCCTTGGATGTTAATATTATAGGCGGTCTCTGTTGCAATACCACCTTCAGTCGTCATTTTCAGCGGAATAAAAGGTCCACCTGCATTGATAGTAAGAGTATCGCCAGCTGCATCAACAGAACAGCCTCCAGCACCGAAAACATTGAGTACGCCATTGAGTGGTAAAGCGGGGCCAGTACTATTACCCATAAATTGACTTGCTACCCCAAGAGCATTAATAGTGACTGTATCACCAACACCAGACGTCGTGATTCCTGAACCTGCAGCACCAATTATGTTTATATTACTACCAACTTGCGTTGCTGTTCCAGAATCAGTTTTAAAGTCATCGGTACCCATACCACCAAGAGCAGTAACAGTTAATGTATGAGTAGCAGGATCACCGGTAACCGTCGTCGTAATACCACCATCGCCAACAATATTAATATTGCGAACAATGTCACCAGATACAGGACCTAATCCGCCAGCATCTCCTGTCAACGTAAGAATGCCACCACCGCCAGCACCAAGTTGCATCCATTTAGCAAGTTGACCTTTAGATGTCGATGAACCTTGTAGTGAAACAAGAACATAAACGGTCTCAGTGCCCGCAGATTTATTGGTATAAAGCCATAGGTCTCCCAAGGAATAACCAGTGTCGTAGATCGTTGGTGCTCGTGTTTCGAATGCCCAGTTAGGAGGTTGAAAGGCTCTCGTACCCATATAGTCAATATTTTTGCCATATCTGTTACTCATCTTTCTCCTTTTCTGGTGTCTTTGGTGTTAAATCAATAGCAATGCCGGTCTCTTTTTTAATAACTTCTTCGCATTTTTCTTCAATGGGATTATCTTCTTTGATACCAGGAATATAGTGAATACTGTATCCCAATGCTGCCGCTAATCCTGCTATTAATAATGCTGTCAAAAATGAACTGAACATACATCCCCTAACCAACTAAATAACCAGAGAAGTGACTAAACCAATTAGTAGGAGCAGATCCAGCAGCTGGAATCGATACTGTTTTTGTACTACCGTATACATATATTTGGACATACGCAGTGTTACCTTCTGCCATATCAGCTAAACAGGAAAAACCTAATGATCCTTGGTGGTTAAATGTTGCTTGCACATAAAGAGGACCGAAATCATATTCATATTGCCGAGCTGTTGTAACAAGCCATAGATTGCCTAAAGTAAATAAAGTACCTAAACCACCTAAAGTTACTTTAATATTAAATTGATAGCTGCCGGTGACGGGCGCTGTAAAAGTATAGGTACCTGTGTTATAACAATTTCCAACATTTATTGATGTTGTATTAAATGCTATTGGACCATATATAGTTCCATCTCCAGTGACATTGGTCAATGCTAGAGAATTAGTAGCAGAAAAAGCCGGTTGTAATGGGTAATTAATAATGCCGCCGGTCGATATAGACATTGCATTATTAGTACCCAATGCAGTACCTTGTGCAATAACAAAGGGATCCGCAGTAGGAGACGTTACTGAATTATCTATACCCCAACTCCATGTTGTGGTCGTTGTACTTGCTTGGTGTACGGCATCACCCGAAGAAGCACCACCTGTTTGCGCTAGAATAACTGCAGATGATGCTGTATTGCTGTTATCGGTATTAGAGACTGTTAACGTACGCGTCGCACCTGCCGTTGCATCCGTAAAGCTGAAATCTCCTGCAGCAGAAGTGGCGAATGCAGGATTAGCACTTGTAGTTGCTACCAGAAGTTCTCCAGTAGATCCCGCTGTTATTCCTGAAACTGCAGAGGTAGAATCACCGACAAGAACTCCGTATTGTGTTAATGTAGAAGCACCAGTTCCACCATTTGATACTTCTATTGGTTTACCGGTGTTGATTGCATTATTAGTTGCCATAATTCTCCTTTACTTTATTTTTTAATTTCTTACTGTCACTAATTTTCTTTCTGATATCATCCGGCAATACCTTGCCTTTGTTCCAAGGAATTCTACCTTTTGCTTTATCACTCATTTTTTTTCTTGCTTCTTCGGTATGTTTCTTACCTTGCATCCAAGGCGTAAATCCTTTTTTAAAAATCTTTTTGTTTTTAAGATAACATTTAATTTTACCATGCAAGCGATGATGACATGATTTACACAAAACAATACCATTATCAACATCAAGAACTAATTCAGGAAAATCGCGAACAAATTTAATATGATGTACATGTAAATTTTGATTTGATAGGCACTCTTTACATTTATATCCATCTCTTATAAGAACACTTTCATGCCATTTTTTCCAATTAAGACAATTTCGAGTTTTTCCATCTAATATTTTTGATGATTGTCTTTCTCGTAAAATAGTCTTCAGCCATAATGGCATTTGCACGCCTAAATTCCATGGCTTATTACCTTTTTTAAATGGATTTTCTGGGAAATGACCAGGTTTAAAACGACCTAAATTAGGTTTTCCTGTTGCCGGTTGATATTTTTTGTTATGACATATCTTACATCGCGATCTATACCATTTTTTATTAGTTTTTTTCGATTTACCACTGGAATGAAAACAATCAAGCGATTTTGCTATATTACAATCTATACATATTTTCATTGAATATCCTTTCAATTTTAATATAGCAAAACCACAGTTATTACACCACGGTCAAGTTCCCTATCGAACTTATCACATTAAATTCAAGATTTGCTGTTACACAAACAAGTGTTATCGAATCATGTGCATTGGTGAATTCAAGATAACCACCAACACCAATCGTTGTAGATGATGCCCCAAAGAATATCTGCTGATTAGCAAGCTGTGCTAGTCGCCAACCACCTGCTGTATAACCAGTTATAACAATGGTATCACCAACAGCATAAGTAGCATCAAGGGTAAGAGTAACTTTATTTGCTGGTGTCGCATGCTTAATAACATAACCAGTATTAGCAGCAACCGGATTCACATTGGCAATAGCAGTTGTCCAATTAATAACATGCGTAGTTGTAGAAGAACCAAGTTGTCCATTACTATCAATAACAACAGGATAAGTTGCTCCTGCCGGCGTTGTATTATAAATAGCTGCTATATAGGTAGCATTGACTTCAAATGCTCCATTACCCGTAGTTCCCAGTCTCATTTTATGGTTATCACCGATGGTACCAGGATTTCCGATGATAATATTATCACTTTCAGCAGCAGCATAAGCACTTGCTGCTTGATAACCAAGTGCTATATTATTAGATCCATCACCACCGTCTAATGCGCCATCACCAAATCCACAATTCAAACCTCCTGCAATGATGCCGCTACCAGTTGAATAACCATATAAACAATTATCAGATCCTGTTTCTATAGAGGTTCCAGAACCAAAACCATAGCAAGAATTGTTTTGACCGGTATCTAAATTGTTGCAACATTGGGCACCGAATGTACAATTTCCAGCTGCAGTCGTTAAACCAAGAGATCCAGAATCAATACCTACAAAAGTATTATTAGTACCAAAATTAGAAAGAAATGGATCACCATTCATTCTCAATGTACCATTTTCTGTATTATCAGTATTAGGTAAATCAATAATTCCTGTTTGTACACCAGAATTATACGATTGTGTAATAGTTACAGGAATAAAAAGTGGTTTCAAAAAAGTAACTTCACCAAATACAACAGTACCAGTACCATCAATATTAGGATTCGCTGATGAATCGATAACGACATTCGACAAAGTAACTGCTGAACTTGATGTGGTCACAATAGCAGGATCAGCACCAGAAAATAAACTAGAATTATTGATAGAGGTAGTAACTGAATCAGAAACAGTCAATGTACGATAGAGTACACTACCACTGTCAATGTTAATAGCTAAGGTTCCTGATTTAGTTATAGGACAATAAATATGTGAATAAAAAATATTACAAAGACCGTTTATAAGAGAAGTTGTTGTACTATAACCAAAGAAACTATCCTTGATTAAAACAGTAGCATTTCCAGTATTATTAATACCATGATTATCAGCAGAAATATCAGCACAATTAAAAATATTGATAGTACCAGTCCAATTAACAACATCAAAAGCATAGCCATTGGTTAAATGGAATCTACAATCACGTACAGTAAGTGTTGTACTTCCTGCAGCAGCAGAAGAAAATGCATGGGTAGCAGAGGTTAAATCTACTGAAGTAATTTGACAAGTACCTGCAACAGGAGGTGTATGGATACCAACAATAGATACTGATAAGTTAGCACTTCCTTCTAAGAAAACAGAATCATAGAGAACCAAGTTTTCTGTGTAAGTACCTGGCCGAATATAAACGATTCCACCGCCAGCAGCTTGAGCATCGTTAATGGCAGCCTGTATAGTTGTATACGGTGTACCACTGGGAGAAACGATATATTTGCTTATGGCAAACAAATTATCGCCTGTTTGATAAGGCATATTATCTCCTAAACATAGGCTAAAGGACCACCAACAATACCAGTAACTGACCAGGTAGTATTAGCAACACGACAACGAATAGTTATACAGTCATAGCGATTAAGTGAAGAAACAGATCCGCCAACACCAATCGTCGTAGATACATTACCAATCTGAATATTCTGACCCGCATTTTGTGCAATAGTCCAACCTGCTGCACTTTCACCCATAATCTGAATCTCGTCACCAATGTTTGCTAATAAAGGTAATGTAAAGGTAGTAAGACCAACATTTGTATTGATATACCCATGTGAATTTACCATAGGTACGGCAGCATTTACTTCACGAGTCCAGAATAAACCACCAAGAGGCATAGAACCTAATTTGCCTGTATTATCAACAATAACGGCTTCGACAACAGCACCAACTGTTTCAGAATATATACCAGCAACATAGCAAGCTGTTTGAGTACCAACTTGACCAATACGAACAACATCGCTTTCACCGACAACACCAGTATTGCTGCCAAGAATGACATTATTGCTTTCAGCACCGACATAATTACTACCAGCACTGGTACCAATAAGGCAATTGTTCTGACCAGTTAAAAGTTGATATGCTGCTGAACTTCCTATTATGCAATTATCTACAGAAGTGCTTAAAAATTGGCCAGCATAACTACCAATTATAACATTTCTTATAGAAGGACCAATATTGCAATTAGCTAAAGCGGAAGCACCAATGACTACAGAAGCTGAAATATTATCAGTAAGAATACCAGCACTGTTACCAACAAAGGTAAGATGGCCATTTGCTGAAGTAGCAAGGGAAGCTAATGATTGATAACCAATTGCTACCAATCCATTAATAGTCTGATTATCATGCAAAGAACCATCACCAACGGCGACGCAAGTACCTGCTGTAGTCATTAAAGTTCCAGCTGTATAACCAATCAAAGTATTGGCAGAGCCTGATGTTAATGATGCTCCGGTTCCATCACCAAAACAACATGAATTATTAGATGTTAACGTAAAGTTACCAGCACCATTGCCAACAAAAATATTAGTTCGTGGCATTGGCCCATAATTATGAATATAAGGATCATAATTAAATGTTATAACACCAACATGGCTACTATTATCAGTATCAGGAAGATTAATGTTACCATGTAGTGCATCATAACCAATACCAGAAACTGAATTACCAACTCGTTCTTGTGTTGCATTATTTATAGTAAGTAATGGATCAATAGTATTACTTACATCAAATACAATTTGCCCAACATCCCATACACCATTACCAATTAAAGCATTGCCGCCAGCAACTGTTATTACTGCATTAAAAAGACCTGAACTTAATGAAGAATTATTATTGATTCCCGTAGTATGAATATAAGAACTATTAAAAAGTGCACAACTTGCTGTATCGCTTATATTAAGTTCAATATTCTCTAAAGAACAATTCTCAAAATAGGTAATACTATTATCAATAAGATCAATGGTTGGTACTACAAAAGCAGCAGGCGTTATAACAGTATCATTCAATTTAACAAAAGCATTATTCTTAACATAGAGACTGCCAATAGCACAAGAAGCTATAGTAGCCGTTGTATCATTTTGAATGATAACTCTATTACCAACTTCACAGTTAATTAAAGAAAAAGTAGTAGTACCAATAGCATTCAGTTTTTTACCAAATGATGAATTAGTAGCTGAAAAAGTAGCATTATTAATAGTTATCATGCCATTAAAAGAACTATTAATACACTGCATATCATTATTAAGATAGGTCGTTAATAGATCATCAACATTATTGGCTACCGTGCTATTTACAATATCTACTTTTACAGAGCCTGAAATATTATAAATACCACGATTTGTACCAGTAGAAATATCACCACAATTGATTATTGTTATCTGTGAAGGAGTTAACCAATTAAGTATATTAAACAGAAAACCATCAAGAACAACATTCACTAAACAACTATCAAGATAAAAGGAAGCAGTACCTGCTGCATTGCTATCAATAATCTCTGTATCAGATTGGAGAGTAACATTTGTTATTTTACAAAGACCGGTTAATGGTGGTGTATGAGTACCAACAATAACCACTAAACTTGCATCAGTACCTGTTAAAACAATATTATCATAAAGAACTAGATCTTCAGTGTAGGTACCAGGCCTTACTTCTACTATGGCAGGCAACGTGCCAGCATGTGCTATATTAACTGCATTAGCGGCATCGAGCGCCATTTGTATTGTAGTATAAGGCGTACCAGGTATCATTTGGTCAACAATATATCTGCTTATCGCATAGACATTTGTTGCATCCTGTAATATCATTCTTCTCCTTTAAACGCCATAGTAGAAGAAGGCGCAAAGTTATATCAATTATACGGGAGCAGGCATTCCAATAAGAGAAACAGCCTTCCAGGTTAAATTCGCCGTAATACAGACGAAAATAACGGTATCAGTAGGGTTTGTTGAACTCCAACTACCACCAACACCAACCGACGACGATAGATTGCCTATATGAACTGATTGTCCAATCCCTTGTGTTAATCGCCATGAAGATTCACCAGCAATAGCAAAAGCATCACCAATATTAGAGGCAACGGGAAGAACAAAGGTCTGTAAAGGAAGTCCACTATCAGGAATATAACCATAACCGACTACAACATTGGTATTAAGGGCAGCAGTACGTATCCAGTTTAATCCAAGGCCACCACCGCCATTGCCACCTAATCTTATTACTTGTGACATTATTATCCTTTAATGCTGGGAAGCATAGATGACGGTAACTGATACCTTACCAATAATGGCAGCAGTTATATCATCTTGTTTAACATAAATTGCTTCCATTTTTGGCTGCTCTAACGATTCAGCATAATCAGACTTATTGGTTCCATAATCGTAAATAAACGCAGAATTAGCGGAGATATAATCTTGATCATTCACGCCATCATAAGAAATTCTAAGCGCAGTATTTGTATCATTAACTACTTTTAGCATACGAACTGGATTAGAAAAAGGTGCTCCAATTATTGCATAGTTAACACCAATACCACCAAAAGCTAATTGGCGTAAATTCTCAAAAGCTATCCTACGCGCACTTAGATGAGCCATTATTCCACCTCTTTAGGTTTCATATTCTCTGCTGATTTTGCAGCTAATTTATGGGCTTCTTGTAAGAATTCAAAGGCAGCATCAATAGCCTGTCCCCAAGTAGCCCCTAATGGCATATGAAAGCTGAACAAGCAGTCGTCTTTTTTGATTTCGAAAGTAACATATTGTTTCGTTTCCATATTTATCCTTATTTAAAGCAGAGCTTCCTGGAAAAAATTGGAAACCAAGAAGCTCTGTCACATAGCCGAATTAATTCAATAACCAGAATGAAATGTAAACGGTATCACCAGCAGCAAAGTTGTTACCAGTACTATTTCTGAGGTTGACCACAAACGATCCACCACCAGCAACAATATAAGAACCATCAACACTAAATGCTGCATGGTTTCCGCTTGTATCAAGAACAACTGCACTAATAAGAAGTCCCGTTGCAGGTACAGCAATTGAGTTCGTTACCGTCAATTGGGCAAGACCGGCTCCTGCAATTGCATCATTCGTTATTGCTATTCTTGCAACACGATGATTAGATGTTGCTGTCCAAACACCAGCACCAGCAACAACACCATTAACTGTATTAGGAATTGGTCGTACGTCACCATTAGAAGTGAAAGTTATACCACCACTCGCTGCAACAATATCAACACTTGTTGTACCAACAGCATTACCAAGAGTAATAGGACGAGCTGCAGCACCAGTACCAATATTGATTTGTTGAGCATTGGCATCATTCCCGATACTAATTGTACTTACGGAGTTAATAGCAAGAGGACCTGTTGCATCAAGAGTAAGTTCATCAAGACTGGTTAAAATAAGATCTCCGGTACCAGCTTGAATGAGAGTAGAAGAAGCAGCAGCAACAGAACCAACGGTAACGGTACTTGTCGCAAGAGAAACACCAAGATCAATCGTGTTCGTTCCTGCTGTTGAACCAATAGTTATGGTTGCATCAACAGCACCAGCACCTATTTCAACAGAATTAATAGCTGCGTCATTGGCAATATTAACTATTTTATTGGAAGCACCACCAGCAAGATTAAGTACTTGAACACCAGCAGTTGCTATACCAGAAAGAATATTAACGGTAGAATTGGCTGCAGAAGCACCATTAGCTATAGAAACTGTCTGTGCTGCAACATTAATACCATTACCAACAGCGATATCATTACCAGTAACACCATTACCAATATTGATTGTCTTCTTACCATTGGTATTAGCAATATTGAGTATCATTGCAGCAGTAGAAGGTGCTATATTAATCGTTCCAACCTGCGCTCCCGTACCACCTATCGAAATTGTACCAGCAATCATTCCAGAACCAATGGAAACTGATCCGGCTGCTTGGGTATTACCGATAGCAATAACGTTCGCTCCTGTGCCACCTACGTTGATAGTTTCTACAACAGCTGCACCACCACCTATATTTATGGTCTTAACGGTAGCGGTAGTACCAACATCAATAAGTCCAGTGCCAGAATCAAGCGCAATAGGACCATTAACGGCAGTAAGAGCAATACCAGCAGTTCCTGCTAATACGCGTACACCACCAGCTGCATTAGTTGCCTGTAAGTCAAGAGCAGTTGCCGAAGCAAGTCCTGCTTGTAGACGAACACCACCAAGTGTTGAAACCATACCAAGAGAATTGGCAGCAGTTCCAAGGGTATTAGAATAAAGTTGTGTCGCAGCAGCACCACCATTAGTTAATAAGGTGATTGCACCAGCAGCATTATTAGATGAAGTAAGACCAATAGAAGCAGCATCATTAATATCAAAATCACCAGTTACGGTAAAATCACCAACAACAGCAGTTGTTCCCGTAAGAGTAATAGTACCAGCGCCAGTTGCTTCTAAATCTATGTCACCATTGGTAGCAGTCAGCGTAAATCCAGCAGTTCCTGCATCAACAGTAATACCACCAGCTACATTGGTAGAATCTAAATGAATTGCATTAGCAGTCGCAAGACCACCTTGAATAAGAACACCGCCAGCAGTTGCATCAATTTCTATAGCAGCTGCATTAGTACCAAGGGTATTTTGATAAAGCTGCTGAGCTAATACACCACCGGTTGATTGTATAACAATAGAGTCTGCAGCATTATTAGTAGATCTAATTAAGGTAGATGCTGCATTGGTTAAATCAAAATCACCCGTAATAGCAACATTACCACCAACGGTAAAATCACCAGTTAAGTCAAAATTACCATTAAGAGTAGAATTACCAACGATAGTAGCAGCACCAGATGTTAAAGTGCCATTAATATTAGCATTACCCGTTACAACATTAAGATCACCAAGTGCTATATTTATATCACCTGCTGTAACATCAATATCACCTGGATTTACCGTAAGATTAGCTACTGGACCCAAAGCAGTAGGCGCTGTAGCCCAGGTAGAAACCCCCGCAACAACAGAAACCAAAATATAGGCTACATTTGTCCTTGTGTTAATCCATAATTGGCCAATTTCAGCCTGATCAGTACCAGCAGGATTACGTACTTGAATAATAGGATTAGCAGACTGTGTAGTCGTTGGCGCAGGATAGCCATAATTGGCATTTAGATGCGTCCGTTTCGTAGGCATAACAACTCCTTCAATAAAATATAAGTAAATTTCGAATCCCCCAATCGTGCTAATACAAGTACAAAAAAACGAATAATAACTAGGGACTTGTAATAAATCAGCTGTCATGTTAACATAGAGACAAGAAAAGAATTGATACAGGGAGAAATAATGGTAGTTAAAAAGCGTAAACAAATGTGTTTTGATATAGATCCACAGATACTTATAGAAATAAAAGTAATAGCAGCAAGAAGAAATATCTCTAAAAACCTATGGGTTCATAGAGCTCTAGTTGCTGCACTGAAAAAAGAACGGGAATACAATAAAAATGGCGATTTACTGCCAATGTAGGAATTACTATGAGAATGAGTGAGGAAGAATTTTCCAGAGATGTCTGGTTATTAATAAAAATTGTATTTTGGATCAGTATCTTTTCATGGTTTTGGTCTGAAGTTTTCTACCCGCTCGCAACCTGCAATATCTATTTTCAAATATTCTTGGGTATAACGATCTGCGCAATAATATTTACCCTTGAAAGCTGGTTATTAGATCAAGCAATCAAAGGTATACGAAAATCATGGGATGATAAAGATAATTAAATCCTATCTAAGATTTCATATTTTCCCTGCTGTAATTCTTGTTTCTGAGCTTTGTTAAATTCTGCCACTTCTTCTGGATATTCCTTGTTTAAATAATCATTCATCTGTTTTATTATTTTATTAGCTGCATTAACATTATTTGCCGCTGCGGCATTACCTAGTTCTCCATATAATTTCATCAATGTAGGACTCTTCACTGCTGTGGCTATCGATTTTATAACTGGTTTAGCGACCAATGCTGCACCACCGCCTACCAATGCCATAGGCAAATTAGCAACCGATGAACGTCCAAGTATAGTATTCAATAGGTTACTTCCCATACGCTGCAAATTTATATTTTTGTCGAGCCATTCTATAAATGGTGTTGATTGTTTAACCGCTCGATAAATCTCGTTACCCTTTAAAAGATCGCCTAAACCAGGTTCAACATCTTTAGCAGCTGTTCCAATATCCTCATAGATTGATTTTACCATTTCAGAAACAGCATGTTGACCTTGAGAAGATAACTTACCATTTTGATACCAAGCATTGAGTTGTTCTTTCATGTTCCATAATTTAGCGGCATTAACTTTGCCTTTGAATGGCTGAACAACTCCTCGAACCAAATCAATAATTTCTTGTAATACCTTTCTATCCGGACCAACGGATTCGCCAAGCATTTTCTCTAAATTATCTAAATGTTCAGTGAGTTTTGGTACTCCAATATCAACAGTTTCAGCAATCTTCTTTCCAGAATTAAGAAATTGAGAAGCAGCAGTCTCAGCTATTGGTCCTAACATCGATGCTGCCATAACACCACTCAATCCTGCTACCTCTTGAACAATCGGACTAAAATTCATTTTCTTGGCGCCAATTTTTAAAGATGCTCCTATTCCGGATGCAACTGCTTTTCTTGCTAATGAAGCACCTTTAATGCCAGGAATCGGGAATAATTGGCCACCAAGATAATCTGCAAATGTATTAGCTAATTCTTGAACAGTATTTGTTGGTTCAAGATATTTTTTACCTATTGCAGGTTCAATCATTTCTTTTTTTATCTTTTCGGATGATGGAAATGATTGAGCTGCTTGTAATTCTTTCTCACTTGGTTGTTCCATCCCAAATACACCACGAATACCGGTACCAATATATTGCGCTAAATTTTCTAAAGAATGTGGTACGCCTAAAGCTGATGCCACTCCTGTCGTAGCTATTTGTGCCGCTGTTTGACCAACTTTACTTAATCCTGTTGGTTCAACATAGTTTGCTTCGCGTTCTTCTATTCTTTTTTCGCGTTCAGATATTCGTTTAGCAGCACCTTTATTAATTCTCGTTTTTCTTTCGAAAATCGGTGATGTTTCTATAGGAGGTACTGGATTTATTTCTTCTCCTGGAAGTTTATCTAATATTTCATATGGCATTTTTGCTTACCTCCTTCCAATTTATTCCATCACTTTCGAATAGTTTTCCACTAGAAGGATCTCGAAAATATTTTCCTTTGTAATCTGCTGCCTTTGGCTTTTCATCGACGCGTGAAATAACTTTATAATTACTATTTCCGTATTTTATTTTATCGGTAGATCCAAATGCTTCGGCCTCTTTAAAGATCTTATTTTTCATATCAGCGTAGATTTGGTCTTTTTTCTTGTCTGCAAGGGCTATAACTTGATCTTTTATATCATTAGGCCAAACATTTTTATTCTTTTTCAGAACTTCATCTAATGCCTCTTTTGAAGCCAATTTTGCCTTACCTAACTCTTTATACCATGTTCCAAGTATTTGTCGTCCTTCCTTGGAATTGATTAGCGTAGGCCATTTGTCGAGGAAGACCATAGCTTCCTGTTGAGTAACTCTGCCACCAAAAACCTGCCGCATATTCTCAAAAGCAGCAACTTTAGAAGCATTAGTAAACTGACTTTCTGGAGTCAGATAACCACTAAGATCTAAACCAACCTTATCCTTGAGGAATTGAACTGCTGAGGCAACATAAGGACTATTTAATTTATTTTGTTTATCAAAATTCTCTATGATATTTAGTTGTTCATTCACTCTTTTTGCTGATTCTGCTTCTGTATTTATCTTTTCAACAAATGCATCATTCTGTTTTCTTATTTCATTTTGGTTTTTTACATTAAATTGATGTTCTTTCTGAGCCATAGCCCTATTTTTCATCAATATATCAATCGCGCCCTTTGATGCCTGTGGCGATATACCACCCGGCAATTTAAATGGTTTCTGAGGTATATTTATTTGTGTTTGTGGCTGTCCTGTTAATTCTGGAGCATTAAGCATATCTGCATAGGGAGCAACATCTGATTGCGGAACCGTTTGTTGAGTTCCTAATAGTTGTTCACGCGGTGTTGGTTGCTGTTGGCCAAGATTCGCAGCATTTTCATATGCCATAGCTTCCCGTGCATGTCGTGGTCCTGCTGCAATCTCTTTCCCAAAAGGAGAAGTAATAGCGTCAGGAAGACCTGCTAAAGCAGAAGCATATTGTTGTTGTTCCGGCGGTAATATTTTTTTCCATGCTTCTTCTCTTCGCCCTTGTTCTTGTCTTCTTAATAATTCTCTCATCTTAGCTTGAGTAAGCTGTTCCATTCCTTGTGCTACACCAGCACCCAATTCTGCAGCGCCAGTACCAATAGCTTCACCAATAGTTTGCCCTGCTGAACGTCCTTGATATATTTGAGGCATTATATCTCCTTTAGATCATTGTTGCGCCAAGAGCGGCACCACCAATTTTACCAGCAGCCTGTAAAGCACCTGGAATACTTGATTCAACTAAACCTGGTTGCCGCGGCATAAACATATTTTCAAACTGTCTTGATCCACCCATTTGCATTGCTTGCAATGCTTGCTGTCTATTTTGTTGCCCATATTGTGATTCCATGCCGGCAAGACCTTGACTCAATTGTTGACCGGCCGCACCTAATTGCGAAGCAAAAGCAGGAGAACTCATTGCACCACCTGTCATTGCACCAAAACGCTCAGCAAGACCCGGTACTACTTGCTGATTAAAAGTATTCAGCGCATTTTGCCTAATAGGCTCAAATCCTTCATAAGGATTCTGCCACATGTTTTGACCGCTTTGTAGCATTTGCTGAAACATCTGTTGCTGTTCAGGATTGTAGTAACCAAACTGCATATTCTGTGGACCTTGTCCCCAAAAGAAGTTACTCCATGAATTATCGTAAGGAACTTGTTGTTGATTAAATTGATTCATATTCCATGGTGCTTGTTGTTGAGATTGCCGCGGATTCTGTAATTGCATTGGTAATGCCATAATCTTCCTAACTCTTAAGATATTCAATAACAATAATACATCGTGTATAGGTAGACCAATTAGCAGCAACCCTTATATTAACATTCGTAGCATCAATCCATACTTCGATATTGTCACCTGCTACAGTGCTACTATATGGCAATGGTATTAATTCAGTTGTAGTTGGATTGGTCGCTGCACCATAGATATGTGTTGCTGTCGTATATGCATTCAATGTAAGACCATGAGGAATTGGTTGAATTCCTGCTGCTGGTAATGCACCAAAGTTAACTACCTGCCGATAACCTGGTCTTTGTTTCTCAGGTTCATTAGTATCAGGATTAAAGAATACCTGTCCGGTAAGAAACTCTTTGGTCATATAATAAGCAGATTCTTTAAGGTTAAGAGCAACAGCAATATTGTTCAGATTCTGATACAGCCTCACTAATAATTCCTTAAACTGAGGACTATTAACATCCATATCATAGAATTGCTGAACATCCCATACTTGTGTCGTTGGTACGTAAAGACCCGTATTCTCTAGTTCTGATTGTAAGTAAGGCATATTCTACTCCAACCGTGCACTGGTTCTATTTGCATAAAATACCATAGCATGTAATTCAAAATCACACTCACGAATATCTGGATCTCTCATTTGTTCATCAGACATTGTTAGATATAGCTGAATACATTCACCATTTGCCATAATATATAAAGGATGCCAAAGTCTATCCTGAAACTGTTCAAAGGGTATTGTTGCCGTATACGGATACGTATCAAGATTGCCAGTACCTAAAAGACAACCATTACCAACAGGCGAAGGACTACTTTGTTCAAGAAGATTATCCTGTGAAGTAGAAGCATAATACTGCACTTGCATCTCACCAGCTGCCGTACTGGTAACCATGAAATCAATCTTATTAATAGCGGCATTACGGCCTTCTTGTGCATAGAAATTGTATTGCTTCGTTGCTATATTAATAGAGCTAACACGAGACATAAGACCGCCACCAGAATAAACACCAGCCAATACCGTAGGAGGAGTAAGATTATCACTATAATTGATGGTGAATTGATCAGCGAAAACGGGATAAGCATTATTAACAGCAAATATCTTACCATTAAGCAGATTGAGATTACCAGTACCAGTGACACCTTCAAAATAAATATAATCGCCTACCCGAAGATTATGATTAATTGCCCAAATCGTTACTACATTATTCAAAACAGAAAGATCAGTAATCTGTAAAGCAGATGCATTAACCATACAATTTGAATCACAGATAAAGGTAAATCCTTGCTGATTTCCTGCTATTACATCACGGAATTTAGATTGTGTTGTTGTTGCATCCCATGATGTATCACTATCCCATGTTATTTGGGTAGAATCCCAGTTTGCTCCTGGTGCTGCCTGGAAATAACCAAAGCAGGTAATACTATCATCAAAGAATGCCCAACAACCTGTCTTATAATTGAATACCAATACTTTGTTAGGATATGGTTGATCAGTTGATGTTGTTGTTGAAGGAAATGCCCAATAAGTCATCTCAGTAGTAAAGTCACGAATACCATACACCCTGTCAACACCACCATCAACATTATGAATATTAAATACAGCTTGAGGTATTTTTTCATCTATCCTTTCTACATTGCTTCCATTACAGGCATGAATGCCCACATTGCCAACGCCAATAGCAACCTTATCAAAAGGAATAACCGAGAAGGTAGATTCTGCACCAAGTTCTGTATTAATCTTGTTCCACATAAAAGGATAAACTTGGTTGCCGGTATAGGCAACTTCCCAGGTAGAACGTTCAAAGAAGACAATCAAACGATCTTTGATAAATTCTACAGTCACAATTGCTTCTGTTGTTGGTGCATCAATAGCATTCCCTTTACCCGGAATATCCTGACGCCATGCATCAGTAGCAAGAGGAGATCCAACCTGAGAATAGCGTAAACGATTAGTGTAATTTACTTGGGTAAAAACACCGGCGGTTCGTTCTTCATTCTCCCAGGTATTAAGCGCAAGCAATCTATTCTTAAAAGGAACAAGAATACGACAAGAATCAAGATAACTACCAATGACTATAGGCGGTCCTTCAACAAACTGACTAATCTGTGGATTGAAGACTTCTAATATATAGAGATTGCTTAAAGTACGCATAAACCGTGGATCTGTTTCATCAAAATTAGTAATGAATAATACTTTGTTTTCTGGCTGTAATCCACTCCAGGTACATGTCCAGAAAAATTGAGTATCATCACCAGTCCACATATCAGCTAATACTGTTGCCGTAAAAGGAGGATTTTCTATTCGTTGCCAACCATCAGTAATATATTGATAAGCAAAACGTGTATCAAAAGCTATGGTAGGTTCATCATTAACAGCATAAGATTCAAAACTTTGAAGTCCCATTACGGGCAAACCAGGATAAAAATACACATCCTGCAAAGCAAGAGTAATATCCGCAATAAGAGTAAAAATACCTGCATTACTATATTCTGCTGGTAATAGTAATCCATCTGAACGTAAAAGAAATACTAATGGCGCTACTGTATTAACAGTAAATACAACAGTTCCTACAGAAAACATTTGTCCTAATGCCATTGGAACTATTGGTGTATTAGGTGCTGACCATGGTGTATTGCCACCAAAATTACCAGCGCCATCTACCGTACCTATTTTAACCCTTAAACGAGATGAGAATTGTGTATTCACCGGAAATCGAGAACCAAATCGTTTGCGTATTCTACCACGAAATTGATAAGCATTATCAAGTGTGCTAAAAGCTTGATCTGCTATCAACCAAGGTTTGAGATCAGTGCGCAATCCTGATTTCTCATCCATTGGCGCTATAAGAAATCTATCGCTTGGCATGTTACAATTCCCCAATCGCAATATAGGTAACATCAATACCAACCGTCGTTGGATGCATACCTGTTCCATCAACTTGAATTGGGCGTACTACCATACTATTCACTGTAGTATTATGTATTTCAACAAAATAATAGGTTCCAGGAACAGTTCCTGCTGTTGGTACTGCATTACAAGTTACCGATCTACAAACAGTATAAGGAGGATTGCCAAAATTTACTGTTGTATCGGTACCTGCAGGTATAGTTGCTCTACCGAATTTAACAACATAACCACTTGGTATATAAGTCCATCCAATAGTGCCAGCAAAACCCCAAGCAGTCATAGGATAAGAAAGATTATTTGCTTGTACTGCATAAATTTCATTGCGACCTGTTGAAGCATTTACATGATTAAAGAATCCAGTCTGTGTTGCTGTATATCCTGCTGTTACATCAGCACCATCTGGCATTGTTATCTTGTTATGTAAACCTGCACCAGGTAAAGCATAAGTACCATGATCTACCGTAAAGGCAGTATCAATATCAATAAAGTTCTGACGAATAGGATCTCGTGTTTGCTGTAGATTTTGCCCTGGATTTGGGATAAATGTTAATGCCATGATCTCTCCTTAATAAGGCCAATTGGTGTTATCAAATGACCAAACAACATTATTACGACCAGAACTATAGATTGTTTGTGTACGTTCATTACATTGTTGGGCAAGTGTTGTTCTTAATGCCATTGCTTCTTGTTCTTTAAACTCTGGTATTATCATTTGTACACTATCCATATCCATACGGTCTTCGAATATTTTTTTAGCAGCACCATAAGCAATATATTGTGACCATTCAGCAAGTTTAGGTACTGCACCACTACTAAGAAGTTCTAATGGCTGTACATCAACTTCCATCTGTACTGAATAGGCTTTATCAGGAACAGGCCTTAATGTCATAATGTTGTCATAATAAAGCATAGCTAATGGTTTACCAGGCAAATAAGGTACTGTCTCACTATAAATGACTGCACCAACAGCAGTTACATTAAGAAAATTAAGCGTATAAGCACCAGTAACATAATTGATAGTTCCCATAGGTAAAGCAGTACCTACTGTATAAAGAAGGCCTGTTGTATTAGTATTAGGAATATCAGTAAGAACCATTGATCTACCATTGGTATCAACACAGGTAAAAGCTACATTATTTTGTAAGACTGGCAGACTGCTTAAGTTTCCTGTAAAAGCACCCGTTGTCCCATCACCACGTAATGCAGTATCAGCGACTAAATTTACTTTAGGCCAACCTACAAAGAATTTTGTTCTATCTTGTGTGTAATAACCAAGATTACCTGAAAGATAAATAGGCGGATGAACAGCAATAACTTTATTATTAAAATCATAAAGAGGATCAGTAACTGGTCTTACTGCACCAAATTCTAATGTTTGATAGGTATCAACATAGGGTTGTGTATAAAAAGAGAGCGTACTTCTTAACGAAAAAAGCCTTAATTGGCTTGGAAAATCATAAAGAATAAATGTATTAACATAGTTATCTATTTCTGTATCGGATATTTGTGCATTACCAGGACTTCTTGTTAATTTACGTACTTTTGTTCGAATATCACTCAATGTAGAAAGCGCCATACAATCTCCTTAAGGATAAGGTAAAACATTTTGTGTACTTGCTGCTAAAAGAGAATTAATTTCCCCAATAGGAATAACCTGGGCATACTGCAATTCAGCACCAGGAGGCAGATGTCCTATTGGGGCCGGAGGAACTATGAATTGATCGAAATCAGTGGTATCGATATCTACAGAAAATGTTGTAGGACTTAGTACGGTAATTGATGAAGTTAATTCATCTATCTGCATCATGCCAAAATCAACCGGTATGCGAAATCTAACGATAGTACCCGTAACATATTGATGATCAAATGAGGTGGTTACGACTGCATTGATAGCATTAGTAATCGAAGTTACAATACGCATAGCAGGTTGAAATGCCGGAAATTGTATGGCTTCTATAGACATCGAATTCCTTTATACTGCCAAAGGTTTATTGGTTACTTCAATGATCTGACTTGGCATGAAATCATCATAATCATTGTCATAATCAATAGGAGTAAAGCTAAAACGAGGGATTCTTCTACAAGATTGCATTGTCGCTGCATGCATATGTCCATCATTTACCCCCGCTTTTGTTCCTTCACTGGCAAATGGTGACTGTAAATCTTGATATTCAAGAGAACAACAGCCTTTATTGAGATGACGAACTACTGCACGTGGCAATTGATAGATCTCGTTATGAAGTAGTTCATACATTTTGTATTCGCCTTTATAAGCCTTAAAACCAAAGCGAAGCTTTTCATTATTAAAACAATGTTGTTTTTCCATGATTCTAAATCTTCCGGTAATCATTTCAGAATCACGAGCAATAATGTCAGGCAAAATGCGAGCAAGTTCCTCTTTTGTCATTCTTTGCCCTGGCTTTGATGGCTTCTGCACTTCACCAGTACTTATTTGTTCCAATTTCTTAACCATTGTTCTCCTTAGATTTCACTGCTATATTCAAAATGCTTCATTTAACTCCTATCTATGGCTGGTCCTATCCAGCCTTTTTTTATAAGTTTCCTGACTTATAAGCACGCCAATAAATGACGTTCGTAATAACACCAGCAGGACTATTAGCACCAGCCATCAAGGTGATACCAAATTGAGCGGTATTAAACGTTGCATCATTAAATGGATTAACGCCTAATGCAATAGCTGTTGCGGTATTTTCCCCAACAGGAATTACTTGAGCTGGCGTAAATGTTGGATCAGCAGTTAGTGGCCATGCGAATGCAGTCATACCAGTTGTATCAACATCTACCGTAATAGTATTTGTTACTGTATTAACTGCTACGATGGTTGCTTCAACACCATTTAACTCTGTCATGCCATAAGCAAGAGCGGTGACGGTAGGAATAACAAAGAGAATCTTTTGCCCTACAAGATACCCATGGGTAACACTGAGTGTTACGACTGCTTGAGCAGCTTGTGTAATATTCGTGATTATTCGTCGTCGAGGGTAAAAAATAGGATCGTAAGGAATTCTACGAACAGAACCAGCAACGGCACCAGTCGCTGCAATTGTAGGACCATAAGGCAACTCAATGCTTGCACCAGCAATAATTGTACCAACAGTAAAATCAATACCACCAAATTGCAAAGCACCTGGAGTATTGATAACACGGATAATATCACCAGTATTAAACTGTGAAGTCGTACCAGCAACAGCAGTAATTACTGGAGGAGTTGCTGCGGTGATTCCGGTTGTTGCCAATAAAGGACCCGGAACTTGTACTGATGTATCAGTTAGATAAAATCCTGCCCCAGCTGCAATTTGAGCGGGAACTAATGCATTAGTAGCAACTGTCTTTGTATAAATAAGACCACGACCATTGGCCATGCCACGTTGCCAATAGAATTGTGCACCGGTTCCTGCACCAGCACCATAAAGAAGTGTTTCATTATACACTTCAATACTATCAACATCGGTTGGTAATGGTATGAAGGTGGCTGTTTCATCAGAAACAAACCTGCCCTGATACATATCAGGACCAGAAAAAATTATAGCCATTATATATCCTTCTTATCGTAACGTACAACGGGTATTGGTGATCCAGAGGTCTTGCAATATTTTTGGCACCTCAGCCATAACCCACGATACAGTAACGTTTTGTGCTAATGGACCACTGTAGATAGCTGGACGGAAGATAATTCTACTTGAATAATTATCTTGCTCAACTTTCGCATATGATTCCATACCACAAAGGAAGCAATTATAGACATCATTTCCTAACGCAGAAGCATTCGGAGTGATGCTGCCGGCGCTCGATACAAGCCATCTGGTGTTATTGTAGCTACCCCATTCTGATTGCATTACTTTATTGTCATTTGGATAGTTCCACTTCGCAATAAAGTTAGGTAATGTATTAAGGTCTTTAATTAAATTTGAGTGACAAAGAGCAATAAAGGAATCACGAACAGGCGCTGTACCAAACTTATTTTCCCCGCCCTGACGTTGGAGAATCATCCAGGCATCATTCGATATTAATGCAGCAGTAACTTCATCAATATCTCCCCCTGAAAGATCAGAAGGTACGTCACCATTTGTTCCACCAGTACAGTTGTACATAGTAGCTGTAGAAGCTAACATATCACGAGTCAACTGATCTTCGGTAAGCCTCATCGACAATCCGAGAAGTTCAGCTGTCTCAGCTAGCACTGCATGCTGATTTTGCAATACAACCTGTTGGTTAATTGCTACATATTGCACTTTCTGTTACTTTTATGACCTATTTCTAGGCGGGCGAACCTCTTCGGATTCACCTCTCTGCCTTATCGCGCAGAGTTCAGACTATCGCATCACCTTTCGGTGTCTTCTCACTTAGTCGTTCAGGCTGATCAATTTCACAGTAATAATGGAAAAATACAAAATCTTCCACATCAAGCATGCCATGCATATTGCACCATCCCTCTAGTTGATCTTTTGAAATAAATCGTATTATTTCATAGTATTCATCACGATAGCAATCCTTAGCATGTGCCAATATGTACCATTTTGACTTATCTAGGTTCTCGATATCTGAATATTTTGTGAATTTATTCCAATTCATTGATCTTGCCCCTTGTTACCGGTTAGCTTAATGCCACTTCGGCTTCCAAGTCAATCAGAGAAGATTTTACTACGGCCAATCTATAACCGTAAAATGAAACGGTTGCATCAATATCAACACGGTTCAATGGAGTTGCTGGCGGCGTGGAGCCCGACGGTCCGAGTGGCACTGGCGCCGTTGGCAATCTATCGAAACGACTCATACGAATGGTTGTACCGCCTTTATCCTTCAATCGTTTTGGTAAGGCAGCAACATTGTGAATAGCATGCGGTGTTCTAACCGCAAGCAATACGTCATCGACCGAAGCCTGAACTTCTGGTGGTAACGTGGTAATAGTTGTTAACATGAATTCTCCCAGAAAGGGAATAGAACTATGACAATACTAATGGTGGCGAAACCATGTACAGCCATTGGGTAGGCGAATCCCGTACAGCCTAAAAAGATAGAGGCGCGACTCTCCGTACAGCGCCTCTATCTTAGCAATGTAAAAAAAAAATCAGCAAGTTATCGTTGTTTTTTTAGTTCTTCAAGTTGAGCAAGTACTTGTGTTCTTCGTTCTTCAGACATAACACGACGATCATAATCGCCAACTCTTGCAAGGGGAGTATTGCTTGCCTGAGGTGCAGCATTAGCGCTCGACCGTGGTTTAGTTTTATTCTCTGATATCTTTTGATCTACGGCCTTATATTTATCATCAATGCCATAGTTTTTAATCATGTTATAGGCAGTCTTGCCACGAGCATAGATATCAGGATTTGCCATCGCTGAGGCATAATCTTCTGGATGAAGCTTTGCTAACTTTTCTAGATTAGCATCAGTAACAAGATCTCTAAAACCTTCAAGAGAATTGAGCCTGATTTCTGCTGTTGTTAAAGCGTTTTTTGCATTGAATTCAGCTATTTGTTTCTTGGTTTCTTTGAGTTCTTTGGATAGTTTACTGATGTATTTCTTAACATGTTTACCCTCAACAAGATTCTCATCATCAAAATCATATTGCTCATCAGGTTCTTGTTGTGGTGGTTTTTGTTGAGATTCTAAGGCTTTTTGTAATTCGAAGTTCTTTCTCTCTGTTTGTTCAATGCGCTCACGTATTTGTCGCCAATTAATCTTTTCCTCTGGTTCTGGAGTTTTTTCTGTAGTCTCCGGCTGTGGTGCTTGTTCCTGAACTTTAGTTTCTACTGTTTCTTCTACGGGTGTATTCGTATCGTCTAACATACTGCCTCTTTTATGGTTATAATTGCATCTGGCTTCTCGCCATTTTCCTTCTTAACCCACGTTAGTAATTCACCTGATTCATGTAAATAAACAAATTTAGCTAAATTAGCATATTCTTTGTCTTGCAGATAATAGGGAAGATTAGCCAATATCGCACGCGCAAATTCTTCATCCGGTAATGAAAAGAGAAACTCTAGTTTTCCTGTTCTATTTACATATTTCCAACAAGACGAACGAAATTGGGGCGTAGGGCACGATTTACGTGCGAATATATAATTACGCGGTGCATTACCAAATCGTTCAATCTTGGTCATTAATACTATATAAAAGTCTTTATCTTTGTAGCCATCTTCAAGCAATGCAGCTTCAAGGGTACTATGAATCTTTTTTACAATGTCACGTTCCATAACTTTACGATATTCACGGACATCATCTTCAGGTCCAAGGTTTTTTTGTGCATGTTCTACGAGTTGTTCACCATATGTCTTCTTTTTTGTCATGTAATCCTTAATGAAATGCCTCCAAAGGGGAGGAAGGTCTCTGGAGGCAACAAGGAGAAATAAGAACTACTTCGTACCTTTGTACTTAGATTTTATCTTACGAGCTTCACTCAGAGCAATCGCTATGCCTTGTGCTTTATTAGTTACTTTAGGCCCTTTTTTAGAACCTGAATGCAACTCGCCCTCTTTGAATTCGTGCATTACTTTCTCAATCTTTCCCTTAGATTTTTTCCCCTTAGGATAAGACTTCTTCGACTTTTCTTTCTTCCAATCTTTATGTGCAGGCTCACGCATTTCTTCTTCCATAAACTTCTTAGATACTTTCATCTCTTCCTTTAAGAAAGGGGGGAATTCCCCCCTTATTGCGCATTTGCTAAATCAGAGTACCACTCTTTTTTTATCTTATCCGAAGGAGGCTTATTAGCTTGTTGTCTATCCTTGGGGACTTTCAACAACTTATAAGCTATCTTCATAGCCTTGCGATTAGGCCTGGTAGCAGCGGGCATATTAGTACTTTCTATCAGTTTTCAACTTACCAAGATCTTTGTTGTCAGCATTAATCTGTTCCTGAACTGCAGAATAAAGATCATTAACACCCGTCATAGACGAATGATTATGTCCTAGATTCTGAACAATAACTTCAGTAGGTAGGTTGCTATCTGCACCCATATTCTCGCGAACTCTCATCTCGCCATGAAATCTTTTTGCCATTTTTAGGCCTTTCAAGTAACTGCGGAAATACCTCCGCAAGGGTTAACCCTCTAACTTGGGGCTAATTCTTTAGTGTCTTTGACTCAACTTTTTTTAATTGTGTATAATAATCTTCGCGCTCTTTTAAATGCGCCAAGACTATCTTTGCCGTCTTTATAGGATCATCATGAGTAACATCAGTCTTTTTATCATGACTGCCATGTTCTAACTCAACATTAAGCCCCTTAATAAACTGTGAGAGTTTGCACTTCTTCCAGTCTATTTTTAGTTTATCGCCTATTTCTTTAGCTTCATTGGGCCGTATTGGCTTGGTTAGTTTCTTCATTTTTAGGTGATTCCTTCTCTACTTGTTGTTCAGATGTGGCTATTTCACGCTCTTTTAATGAGTTCGCTAGATTAATAAGCCTCTCTAAATGACCAAGATCTATATCATCTATCTCTTTAAGGAGCTTAACTTTATTAAGTAAGGCCAATTCATCTTCTTTGTTTGCTTCTGCTCGTCTTTCAACAGCGAGGGCTTCGTTTTCTTTGACACGAGATGCACGTTCAAGACCAAGACCACGATCGGCGATCGCTCGCGCTTTCGATAGTTCTGCTTGTGATTGTTGTAATTGTATTTGTGCTTGTGTTTGAGCCTGCTGAATTTGCTGAGATTGCTGCTGATTATCTTGTATCTTCTTAATAAGTTCGGTCTTGTTCTGCAAGGTAGCAGCTTCAATAAGAGATTCAGTAGGAATCTCAACACCCATCTCACGCAATTGCATAAGCTGAGCAAATTGCATCTGTTTCTGAGTCTCGGTATCAAAGCCCGCTTCAACAGAACAATGATATTTACCAAATGCTTTATTATAAAACAATGGCGCAGGCTCTTTGCCTTCAAGAAGAAGTTTTATCTTGCCCGGCGTATAGTTATTCTGAACTATTTGCATGATTCTTTCGCTTAAAAGCTTCTGTGAATAATCAAGACGATCAAAGATAGGCTGCAAGGTAACAAGACCTGCACGTTGTCGCAAGAATGATTGATATCCAGAAGAATCACGTGAATCAACAATCTGCCCCATCAGTTCTTCAGTAATACCGGTCACTGAATAATCAAGTTTACCAAGCGTTTCAAGCACCTGGAAGTGCGATGGGGGTACTTGTGGCGGCTGAATCTGTATCACATCGGAGACTTCATAGCCTTTCTTGATCGGAATAACGCGCCCTTGCCCTGTTTGGAATAGATGCTTAACATCAATAACGGCATTCTCTTTAAATATGAAGCCTGAATTTAGCTGAGACTCGAGTAGATCCATCGATAAGACTAGCCGTCTATTGAAAAGAAGCTGTGGATCGCGCAATGAACGACATAGGCCTTGGATCCGGCTATAAAAATAAGGGAGCATTTCATTGTAATAACCGACAACAGGAACAAAGGGAAAGCAATCAAGTCCTGTCGGCTGTGGTCCACAATAAAGGCATTTGTCTTGTACGAGGATGGCTAGATCTACCGTTGGTATTTCTTGATCAATGAGCGTTACTTGTGGATTCTCTTCAAGGAAACGATCGATATCAATATTATCTTGCTTAGTTATATCAAGTATCTCACCTGTTTGCTTATCAACAAGAAGCTTCTGTTTGCGATAGGAACGATAGTAAAATTCGTCGTAGGCTAAACGATTCTGTTGGGATTGACCAAGAGCTTCAGGCATATATTGAAAACGCCCTGAGCGGCCAATTCCTGCTGGATTTGAGTTCATTCCCATAATCTCGGCATAATGATCGGGAAGTAAATTAGCAACAGCAGCATGAGATAGATAAGAACGACGCCATACAAACGAACAGTCTGAGAGATCAAGTTTACGGAAGTACGGATCTATAAAGAAAGCATTAAAGGGTAAGTTGTCGACTTTAATATCGCCTGATACTGGATCTTTTGAGAAGTCTAAATAGATATGAAGAAGATTCATACCGGTTACACAAGCGCCCTGGTGAAATGCATCAGAGATTGTTTCATAGACACCTTCACGCTTAAAGATGCCCATCAGGATCTTAGTCCATTGATCAGCAGTCTCTTGATCGCCGTTCTCCAAAGGAATAATAGTGCTTGTCTTTCTATTCTTTCGTTGGTAGCCCGAGACGGTATTACAAAGGGGTCTTACTTTATTGAAGTAGAACTGTGAGCCTTTGTTTAACTGGAGATTAGGATTAAGTTCACCTGCAAGAGAGACATCACCTGCTTCAAGCCTACAATCGATCATCGCTTCAGACCAGTAGATCTGCCATAATGATTGATTAGCAAGATAAACTGAATCAACAAACTTCTTAACAGCAGTAAAATCTTGTGGCAGTTCTTCAGGCGGTCTCATTAACATAGTTAATCCCTTTTCTTAACACGTAGCATGTTTGAGCCGATTCTAGTGCAAAAAAAAGAATTTCAACAAGTTCTATCGTACAAATCTATCCCATGGATTTGATTCAACAAAAAGAGGATTGAGCATAGTTCTTCCTCCATAGAGTGCTTCTTTCTTTATCTGATCGAACTTCTCTGCAGTTAATCCTTGCTTACAAAGTGGAATTGCCTGACAAAGATATTTGACGGAATCGCAGTTATGGACAATAGCACCATTTGCTAATGAGAAATGACCAACACCTGGTACCGAAATATCCCAAACATCTTCATGATCCGGCAGAGTTTTTACGCTTTCTATAATGCATTGCTTTACAATTGGGATGACAGTATTTCTGGGTATGCCCATTTTTTCTAATAAGGCAGCTGAACTCTTTATTGCAATACAAACAATTTCTCGGTTCTCTTCTCCATATTGTCCAATTAGCTGTCCGTTGAGCATGTCTCGAATGCCATATTTTTCCTGCCTCTGATCCATGCCACTCTGCTGCTCTATCTCTAGCTTTTTGGCTAAAAACTCTATTAATTGGTTTGTGATATGTTTTGCGATGGTCTGCTCTTGGTAAGCATTCAATATTGTATAAGCAGTTGTTAATGGAACAATGATCTCGGTGGTGTATTTCACAATCTTTTGGTATTTCTCCAAAAGCGAATCTCCATACGTCTCTATGCAAGAGAGATCCACCTTTTGAAAAGTATTTTTCATTTGGATAAATTCTGTACAGATACCCATTAAAATATTGAGTCCCTGCATCAAGCTCGATTGGATCTTGATATAATTCGTTAGGCTTTCTGATGACTTCCACCCGTTCTCCGTTAAGAATAAATGATCCGGCGTGCATTTCACTGTTGTACCGTCTACAAATACAACTTCCACAATATTCGCATTTATTCTTGTTTTCTGTGCTTTCCGACATTTATACCATCCTTGTAATGTTAATACTTCATCATTATCTTCTATTAACATTATCTGACGCATTCCGTTACGCGTCAAGACTAAAGTATCTCCAGTAAAACAAAAATTACTGCTCCAATCGTGAACGGGCTTATCTGAGTAACACTGCTTATCATCATTCCACTCTCGGTGGTAAAATTCCATTGCCTCTACTAATCTCTTACATCTTCTTTCATCAATAACAAAGCGAGGGAAGTGAGTCATGACGTTTTCGATAGCATTCTCTATACGAACCTGCGGAAGTACTTCAAAGTCTAAACCTAGTTGTGCTGCTTTCTCGAATCGAGATATAGCACCATCACCAAACTCTCTAACGGCAAGATCATGAGGACCAAAGTGAGTTCCATAAAGGTAAGGCTTTTCTCGTATTGTCTTCACATAATGATCAAGTCCCATACCACTTGAAGCATAGCAATCTATAATGCGTATTGAATTACCTTCTGAGGAGATCTGAAAGAAGAGAATAACACAAAGATCACGAACACCAATATCCCATGCTGTGTAGGTAAGCATGGAAGGGTCCCAGGGAACATGGGATATTTGGTTGTTCTCACGTATTTGATCTACAAGACGACCATATATAGATCCTTCGATACCACGTGAGAAACTGCATTCATACTCTTGAGCATAAAGCTCTGCAGACATCTGTGCCTTTTCAAGCTCAAGTATCTCTGCAGGAATATGTTTTATATCTGAGGTTTTTTTGATATAAACAAACCAATCTTTGAGATTAGAAGCTACATTAAAAAGCTGATAACAATGATTACGGCTATAAGGAGTCGTTATCATCAATATCCAACCACCATTATTTGCTAAGATAGGTCGTGCAAAGTCATAAGCTTTTGGATTGCAACGACTCCATTCTGAAAAGATAATTGCATAAGGATTACGACCAACAATAGAAGTATCATAAGAATCTGCACCAATGATCTGTATTTGAGAATCATTCTTGAAACAGATCTTCATCTCAGAGTGATTAATGTTCTTGATGACTTCTTTAGGGATATAATCAAGAAGTTTTTTACCATCTGTTGTAATACAATCCCAGATAACACGGCGCCCTTGCTGAAAGGTTGGCAGAGCATACAGGATAGAACAAGTCTTAGCCATTGCTTGATGTATACAGAGATTGAAAGCGCAGATATCTTTCCCTGAACGGCGCGGAAGAATTGCTAATACTTTTCGATAGCCTTGCTTAGCAATAGCATCCCATATTGGTATTTGATAATCACGTAGTTTGAAGTCATTGATATCAATCGCATCCATTACGTGATCTCTCGATCAAAGATTTAAGATGCTTAACTTCTTCTACAAGAGACTGGTTTCTTATCTCAACCTCTTGCAAATGCAACAAGGTTGACCGTAGTTGAATAATTTCGTCTAAAGCTTCATCATACATCTTCTGTAGATCTTCTATGTCTTTAGAGCCTTTTTTGAATATATCAAACATCTTTCTTCTCGGTTGGTAATGGTGAATTAAATATGTTAGGAAATTGTTTGCTTTCTATTGGATTCTCTTCGAAGTTTTTGAGCATAGCCTTACGTTCTTCTGCTTCTTTCCAATCATTTGATATCTTATAAAGAAGTGACATAGCAGCATCAATTCCTTTATTAGCTAATGCATTTGCTTCTAATTGAACTTTTGCTTTTTTATAGGCAGATGCCAATTCTTGATGTCTATTAAGCATATCATTCCATTCATCATGATCTAAACACTGGAAAGCAAGAAATTGCGCTATTGTTGTTGAATAAGGAAGCTGAGCATAAACCATAAGCTCACGAATCAGCTCTTCTAATCTATGACCTTCAAAATAAGCGCTTCCAAAGCTTTGTCTCAGTTTATATTTATCATAAAAGGAGGAATCAAGGTTCTTTTTGAGGCCCCAGGTTACGGACAATTTGGGTACTCTTTTACTATATCTGCTATTATTTGATTTTTTATTAGCAACCATTGTAGTCTTCTTTCAATGGCAATTCTGATAGAGTTAATTCCACGCGAGGATTTTTATCATATTGTTTTATAGCACAGACTTTACAGATTAGCGAGTCATCTGCAATGATGTGTACTTCAGTCATTACATCAAAATAATACTTCAGAAGATTATCAATATCTGGTTTTACAAATGGATAGGTATGTCTATCTTTTTTATAGATAGGGATTCTCATATAAAAGATAATATCGCAATAAAGAGGTTTAGAGAATTCTGGTTCATTGTTCATTTGAGAAACGAAATGAATACCAGAAGCAAGTTTCTCATTGCGTTGCATATCATAAATATGTTTTCTTTTAAAGCTGACGCCCGTTCTCTTCCAAGCTATTGGTTCGAGCGGAATAACAAAATGCTTTTCTCTCATAGTTCTCCTTCAAGGAGATACTAGTAAAATTAAGATCTTTCTTCAAGCCAACAATTGGAACAACGAGGTTGATAGGTATCAGATCCACCTACTTTAATAAGTTCTTGGTCTAAGGGAGCTGGTTTATTACGATAAAATCGTTGTGTATATAAAGCAACACCGTTGCAAGGTTGTCCATCAATCATACGACTACATTTAGCAGCAAAAGCAACGACGGTATTCGCAGTAGCAAAAAGTTCTCTACTTACTGGCCAATGATCACAACGATAATCACAATCAAGGCCTGAAACATAGATACGTTTACCCATAGAGCGTAATCGTTCTAAAATGGCAAC